TAAAATCTGAAATGCCCATTATAAATTTAGAGGCAGAATAGGTAACGGAAGAACCTGATATTGAAGAAGTTAAATCAAATGAACAATCTGTAATATTAACAGGAGTACCGAAACTGATAGTAATAAGATGAACTGGTCGTATTTCACTTGCTCCTAGTTCTGTCTTGACTGGTGATGTTAGGCTTCTTGTCATATTGTTCAAATGTTGTTCTTAATAATTTATCACTATCTTCTACCATTTTAAATTTGAATTTACTATTTGGAGTTTGATATTCTTTTAAATCCTTTGTGTGTGCATTAATTTCACTTTCATCTGCTATTGCCTCCGCAAGACAATCCACATTTAACCAATGCTTGATAAGATATTTCATTATAATGCTTCTTCAACATCAAGCTCATATTTGTATAATAAATTTCCATCTTTATCTGTTCCAGACGATCCAAATTCCTGAATGTCGGAAGTTAAGTAAACTGTAAAAGGAACACTATCATAAGTAACTACACCATTGTTTGCCAAAGCTGTTATTAAAGGTGGTTCGATTGTAACCGTTGCGGCATTACTGGAACTGGTAACATCAGAAACAATCATATAGACTTTACTATGGCTATTGAATGAAATATAATCCCCCGCTAAAAATCTCCCAGCACCATCATCATCAAATCCATCTAAATCTATTGTGGTATCTCCAACCGCGTGAACTCCATCAACTAAAATTGTTCCTGTTTCATTTCCTCTAGCATCACTAATTTCAGGAGGGATAATCGTAAAAGTTTCTTTGCCTGATCTTTGCTTAACCATAAAAGCCATTAACTCTCCATAAACATTTGAACGAGTCGATGTAATAATGGAAATGGAAAAACCCCATCGTTGTCCATCAACTTGTCTTGCTAATCTTTTACCACTATCGGATTTTGAGATAATAGTATTCTGTATGGACTTAATGCCCATTGTTTCAAATTTTGCGTTGGATATTGGAAATGCACCACTCATTAGACTATGTTACTTGCTCCTCTCTCATTGACAGCTTGATTAATAATTGCAGAAATTGTGCCTCTGTTTTGAACTAACATTTCTGAAAATCCACTTGCATCTAAAGTTGTTATGCTAAAATTGACATTAGTAGTTCCTCCGCCAGTTCCTCTTGCATTTTGAGTTATTTGACCAGAGGTGTTGGGAACAAATAATTCAGGCCCACGTTCTCCTACAAGAACTGGCTTTCCTTTTGATACTGCTCCACCATGTTGGAAACCAGCAAATCCCAAAAGTGCCATTGGATTACCTGACATAGCCATCATAGCCATTTGAATTTTAAGTTGGTTTTTCATTTCATTTGTTTTTTTCTTTTCAAGGAATAACTCAATTTGTTTTCTTATGACCAATTCAATAGTAAAAGATAAAATCTTTATTAAAATTTGATCTACCATTTGTTTCATAACTTCACTTAAATTTTTTCCCAGTATAATAGATTGTGCTAAACCATCAGAGAATTTTTTAATTCCCTCATTTAATCCTTTGGCAATAGTTCCTCCAATAGTTGTTAATTTAGTGTGCATTTTTCCTAAAGCATCTTTGTTAATGGAAAAAAAATCATCTTTAACCATTTTTAAATTTCTTCTTATTGCCTCAATAACTGTTTCTGCTTTTCCAGCTTTAATAGTTATTTCCTTATCCCCATCTTTAGGTTTTTCAGGTACTTCTTCTCCTGTTAATTTTAATATTTCTTTTAACTTGTTAATAATCCTATCTAAATTGGATATAACTATAATTGCCGCACCGATTAAAAGATTTTTTCTAACAGCGGCATTAAATCCTAGCATAGCACCTTTTGCGACTCCTATTGCTACTGCTAAATTATAAAAGAATCCAACTAATTTTAGTGCTAACCATAGTCTAAATAATTCAATAATAATTCTAATATTATCAGCAAAGAATTTCATAGCAACTGAAGCACTTCTAATTGCAGAAGAAAAAACTTGTCCAACCGCTATACCAAAACTTTTGATTTTTTCTTCGTTAGATTCAATAGTTACTTTTAAATCTCCAAATTGTTTTTTAAGTTCTCCGAAAAAAGCTTGGGATATATAAACCTGAAATCTAAATAGGGCATCTTTTAAGTTTGAAATTGTACCGAAGAGAGTTTTAGCTAAATCTCCCATTAAAGAACCAAATTCTCCTCCAGTTCCAAATGCGTTACTTAATCCCTCTATTGATTGTTTAGTGTTATAAGAAACTCCAGCAGTAAATCCAGCCATAGCCGATACACCACGATCTCTAAATAAGTCAGCCGCACCAACACTAGAACCGAATGACCTTTGGATTTGTGTAGCCGCTAAAGCAAAATCTCCACCTAATAAGGTTGCGGTATTTCCTGTGATAGTCATTAATTCTTTAAAATCTATCCCAGCGGCAGAGGCTTGTTTTCTAACAGTTGCTAATGAAGTTACACCTTGTTGAATATTTTGTAGTTCAAAGGGAGTTGTTTTTGCAAAATCAAGAATATCTTTAAGTGCTTTTTTTCCAGCTTTAGCACCTCCCATTAAACTCTTTAATTGGACACCAAGCATTTCAACTTGAATACCAGCTTTAACAATACCTCTAATAACAAGACCAGCACCTAAACCGATAAAGGCATTTCTTAAATTAAAAACAGAAGCTTTTACTCTTGCCAAGCTACCTTGCAAACCTTGTAGGGCTTGTTTCGACCTATCTTTTGCTACTATGTCTATTTTTAATTTCTGTGCCATTTGTTATCTTTTATGTTTAGCCATCCTCTCTTGGCTTTTATACTCATCTTGTTCTTTTTTCAAGTAAGCTAACCAAAGATTATAATGGCTGACTGGCATTTGTAAAACTTGTTGGATGGTAATGTGGAGTCGGTCAGCTACAACAAGAAGCGACCTTGTTTCAGGATCGCTAACTATTTTTTTTCGGCCACCTCGTAATTAATGTCAGCAAGGATTTTATTGGCTATTGTTGCAATAACATTTGAATCTGCTTTTTTTCTTAAAGAGAATTTATCTTCAGGTTCAAAAGCTTTTTTTAATTCGCCTTTGTCATCCTTAACTTGAAGTTTCATAATTAATAGATCAACCAAAACAGTTAAGTCTTGGAAGTTATTGGATTTTTGAAAAATCTTATTTTTTTCTTCAAGAGTTAAAGGTTCGGAATAAAAGACAGATGGATTACCATGTTCGTCTTTCCATTCTTCCACTTCAATAGTAATTGTTTGCAGAGTTTCAAAATGTGTTTTAACTCTATCAATTACTGACATAAATTAAGTTATACAGTTGCTATTGTTAATGCTCCAGTACCTTGAAAAGTAACTGATCTTGAAACAACCCCATCCATTGAATTATTAGTACTCATACCAGTAACAATTCCTGTGCCAGTAAAAGTTCTATCTCCAGAAGTTGTACCCTCTGGGTAAACAATAAATGCAATACTAGAACCAGCCAACAAAGTTACTTGTTGAGCATCTTCTCTGTTAAAATTCATATCAAGACTTCCTGAAAATGAAGTTCTCCCAGATATAAAAGATTTAGTTCCATCATCAATCGCTGTTTTTTCAACAACATCTGCTGTTGTTTCTAATGTAAATCCAGTTAAGTTTCCTATTGCTGAACCTCCAGCTTTAACAACACCTTCTTTTCCGTGAACTACCGCCATTTTTTCTCCTTATTATCTTTTTCTTCTTTTGTTATTTTAGGTTTGACAATTTCTTGTTTTCCTACAACTTTATAACCAAGACTTTCGTAATGTGCAAGATTACTTTGACTTATTGTAATCTTGTTTATTCCTTTTATTATTTCAATATCTTTAGCCATAATTCCTTTTATTCCTTTTCTTCTTCTTCGTCAATATCATCGTTAGATTGACCCTCTCTTATTTCTTCTATCAAATCTTTAACCTCTTCGCAAAGTAAAGATTCCTTATCATGTAATTTTTCTATTTGATTGATCTTCTTATTTATTTTGTCTAATATTTTTTCCATTATGGAGTTCCAGCACTATATTTATACATACATCTTACAACCATTCTAATCCCACCTACCGGAAACAAAGTACCCTCATCGGTTTCGACTTGGACAACTTCAGTATCGAGTGCGTTGGAATCTCTCGTTATATCAGTTTCTAAAGCAGTTTCAATCGCTGTTATTAAAGCGTTTCTTAATGTATCAATATTGGTATTACTGCCTTTAACAAAACCCAATATAACAAAATCAATAGTGCCTGATCTAGTTTTAGCACCACTTCCTAATTCTTGATCTTCCCTTAATTCTTCGGAGGTTTGAACAATAACTGCCGGATATTGTGTTTGTGATAATTCTTCCAGTTCAAAAGGTTGTCTTGTGCAAAGCTTAACATCAGGACTACTAATGGCATCTATAACTGTTTTAATATTATCTGCTATGTTTTCTCTTACACTCATATTCTTGTTGCCCTTATTTGTTTTTCTACAAATCTATTAAATGCTTTACCTATAATATTTTCTGTTCTTGAATTAAAGCCAAAAAATTCTCTTTTAGGTTCATTTAACACTTGATTAAATAATGCCCTTTGTTGCATTTGGGAATTAGAGAAAGAAACACTAACAAAATTATTTCTTATTTTTTTGACAGTTTTTCCACCAGGAGTTAAAGCACCTAACATTCGACCTGAATAGAATAAATCTACTGCTATCTTTTTACCCTCTCTTTGTAATCGTTTTAAATAACCCTCTGAATAAGGTGCAAAAGGACTACCCCTAAAGTCCTGTCCTCTGGCACTTTTAGTTCTGATAATATCTAATAAATGAAATCCAGCTTGTAGGAGTCCTTTATCAATAAATCGAGGAAGTTTCTTTGCAAGTCTTTGAAAGTTTTTTGCTACTAATTTTTGATTCGTTTTTAACTTAATTTTAACAGCCATTTATCGAGTCAAACGATTATAGCTATGCAAAGGTTCTCTTTCACTAGCAGAGATTGTTCCACCAGCATCGCTATCATAACTAACCCCATCGTCTAATATTGATTGAAATTCTTTAAGATAAGCTGAAGAATAAAACTCAATCATTCTTTCAAATCGGTCTTTATCTGCTTCTGGTCTAAATTTAGTTAAAGCTGGTAAAAAAAATCTTGATAAAAATAGATAAACCCCAGCCCTTTCAAATTGGTCAAGGTCAACTTTAGTATTAACCATTTCAGCAGTATTTAAAACTGTGATGTCAGTATAGACATTTGATTTATAAATCGGCCACCATTTAATTCTTAAATCTCTCAAAATATCATTAGTAGTTTGAGCCAACCAAGTCGTAACACTTGATGCTCCACTTGCAATACCAAAATCAAACGCATCTGTTTGATATTTTGTTACGTCAGAAGCCGCTATGACATCCGCACCAGTAAAATTAGCCATGTTAGTTAATTAAAGCAATAATGGCAATAATAACTACAACAATAGCAATCGCAATCTTGGGATTATCTTTTGCTAGTTTCCAATATTTTGTCATTTCTTTTTCCCCTTTTTCTTTGGTTTTAATTTAACGACATTCTTTGTATCGCTTTTAACTTCTTTTACCTTATCTGAAGCTAATTTAAAACCCCTCATCGTAAAGTGTTTTATATTGGCTTCATATTGTAGTTTGCTTCTTTCAATAGTCTTTTTTCCGTTTGTTAACTTAACAAGCGTAACATTAGATATTATTTTTACCATGTTTTTCCTTTTCTATTTTGCACTAGAGGCGATTTCTCGCCTCTAGTAACTATTTATTAGTCTGAGATAGAGGAATCGTTATACAATTCAACACCATAAGTGTCGTGTAATTCACTAACTCCATATACCGCAGTTGCTACAAGCTCATCTGCTCTTAAACTCGCATCTCTTTGAGTTTCAATTTTGACATC